AGGTAGTCATGGCGGTTCTGCGCTCTGACATCATCATTCCGGAGATTTTTACTCCGTATTTGATCGAAGAATCAACACGCCGCGACGCATTTTTGCAAAGCGGTGTTGTGCAACCATTGGCGCAACTCAATGCGTCTGAGGATGGCGGCGATTTCGTCAACATCCCGTTTTACAACGCAAATTTGGCGGGTGACTTTGAAGTTCTGTCTGACAGCTCTTCACTGACCCCAGGCAAGATCACAGATGACAAGCAAGTTGGCGTGGTGCTGCATAGAGGGCGTGCGTTTGAATCGCGTGACCTTGCAGCTCTTGCAGCTGGGTCCGACCCAATGGCAGCCATTGGCCAGAAAATGGCCAATTATGTGAACCATCAGCGTCAAAAAGATCTGCTCGCCTGTCTTGATGGTGTGTTTGGCTCGGTCAATAACACTTCATCTGCGGCGGCATTCTTTGATCTAACGATCGACGGTGAATCTGGCGACACTCCAACATCGCTCAGCCCCCGTCAGGTTTCGCAGGCCCGTGCATTGCTCGGTGATCAAGGCGAAAAGCTGAATACGATCTGTATGCACTCAAAGACCTATTACGAATTGGTCGAACGTCGTGCTGTGGATTACGTCAAGGCAACAGATGTAGCCGGCGGTGATGCAACTGCATCCGGCGGTTCAATCGCTAATGCCTACGGTGACGTGACAGTTCCCACCTACCTGGGAATGCGCGTGATCGTTTCAGACGATGTGAGCACGGTTGGATCTGGGGCATCGACTGAATACGCGGTTTACATGTTCTCTCAGGGCAGCGTTGGCAGCGGCGAACAGGCTGGTATTCAGACTGAGACTGATCGCGACATCTTGCAAAAGTCTGATGCAATGTCAATTGACCTTCATTATGTCTACCACCCAGTGGGCGCAAAGTGGGCCGTGACTACTGCGAATCCAAACCGCACCCAGTTGGCTACTGTCGCCAACTGGTCGAAGGTTTACGAGTTGAAAAATCTCGGAATCGTTCGTGCCACCGTCGTCTCTTCAATGGATTAATCAATCATGGCAAGCTTTTTTGAAACATCCGCCGGCCTAGCCATTGGCTACACCTCCGGCGGGGCTGTAACCCAGCTCACAAGCAAGGCAACAGCCGTAACCGTGAACGCTCCATCAGGAGCAATCACGACTCACAACGCATCACTAGCGGGCAACGCTGAGGCGACTTTTACCGTCAGCAATAGCTTTGTTACTGCTAGCGATGTTGTTTTGGTCAGCGTCCAATCAGGCGCGAGCACCGGTCTTTACTTGGCGTTTGTGTCTGCCACTGCTGCAGGCAGTTTTGACGTAACCCTTTCAAACCTCGCTTCTACCGCTGGCGAGGTTGTGGTGGTCAACTTTGCAGTAATGAAAGCCGCAGCCGCATAATCATGGGGCTCTACGCTTTTAGAAGGGCGAAGGAGCAGGAAGCAGCAGCAGCCACCGCCAAGGCTGCCGCTGCTCCGGCACCGGAGGAGACCAGCAAAAAAGGATCGACTGATGGCAGTAGCAATCGTGGCAACAACAGGAGCCGCAAACGCAAATTCATACCTGACGCTGGCTGACGCTGATGCGTTGGTTGATGCAATGGTCTTAAGTTCTGACGCCTCTGAATGGGCGAACGGTGACGCTGACTCACGCAATAGAGCGCTTGCGGCTGCTGCGCAGCGTCTAGATCGTGAGCGGTTTCTTGGGGCTCGCGCAACTGATACGCAGGCATTGCAATGGCCACGAACAGGGGTGCGAAAGCCTGACACCTACTCAAGCCGATATTCAACCGGGTTCCCTTTTACGATTACAGCTGATTACTACACGGATACCGAGATCCCAGATCAGATTCAGCGGGCTCAAATTGAGCTGGCAATTTATCTAAACAAAAACAAAGACGGGATCAGCCTGAGTGGCCTTGAAGACTACAAAAGCGTGTCGATTGGCAGCATTAGCGTGACGCCAAACCTGACATCAGGGGCCATTGGAGCTGACCGCGTGCCGCCAATGTACGAAAGATTGCTTACCGGCCTTAGGATTAGCGGACCGGGCAACATCGCAATTCGAAGGAGCTAATCATGGCAAAAGGATTTGGGCAGGGAGACGTGGGAATTGATTATGGCGTTGGCGCGGAAGTGATTACAGATACGGCGGCGCATACCGGCCTTTTCAAGCATATTGATTTTTTCGAAAACACAACAATCACGGCTCTTACGAGCAAGAACTACACGGGTAACTCGTTAGACGGCGAAACCTTGCCAAGCGGCTTCCATATAGTTGGTGTTTTCACAAGCATTCAGCTTCAGAATGGGGCTTGCATTGCTTACCGCATCTAATGGCCCTTGCTGATTCGCTGCAAAAAGCTGCCTCTAAGGTGATCACCCGTTTTGGGGGTGAGGTAAAAGTTCGGTACATATCCACAGAGGGGTATGACACTGCAACGGGCACCATTAGGGAGTCAGACACTTATGTCAGTGCAAAAGGCATTGTCGAGGGCGTTACGTCGCGAGAGGTGAACGAGCTTGTCCAAGCTGGTGACAAGCGTTTAACGATTGCTGCTCTTGATCTGTCAGTTGCCCCGCAGGTGAAAGACAGAATTACGATCGAAGGGGTTATGCACCAAGTTATCGAGATAAGAAAGCAAGAGCAGGACAATAAGCCAATCACCTATGAGCTAATTTTGAGGGCATAGCAATGGCACGGCAAATTGACTTAGGCGACATTTCAAAGCTTGCAGAAGATGAGCTTGAGGAGCTGGTCATTTTTGCGGCAAAGGTTTGGGAAGGTCAGGTAAAAGAAAAAACGCCGGTTGATACAGGCGTACTGAGAGGCAACTGGCGTCAAGTGAAAATCAGCAAAACACGAATCGAGATTCAAAATAATTTGCCTTATGCCGAGCCAGTGGCCTACGGGGAGAACCTGCCACCATCTTGGGGCGGCGTTTACCGCACTAGGCAAAACCCGCCAACGATCCCTGGCTACCCAGACATATTGGGCAAGGAAATCGCGGCGTTTCAGATCCCAGCCAGAATTGAACTAATAAGACGAAAGAATCGCTAATGGCTGCTGTTGATCTCAATACCGTGCGAGCAGTGATTGAGGGGCGCCTTGCGACTGAGCTGGCGCTTTCACCCGCAATCCCGGTCGTATTCCATAACATGCCAAACAAGCCGGCCCCCCGTTCGTCCTGGGTTCAATGCCTTGTTCAGTTTGGCGGGAATCAATATCTGAGCCAGGGCATCGCAACCAGCGGCAGCACAAAAGTGATTGGTGTTTTGCTGCTGAATATCTTTACCCCTAAAGGCGTTGGTCCTGGGGCTAATTACGTGATTGGGAAACGCATCCGAGATCTCTACAATAGAGCCATAGTTTCTGGCGTCTTCTTTGACGCTGCTAACGGCCCTGCAGTTGTGGATTCCCCTCAACCGGAACCGTTTTTCCAAACAAGGGTTTCCGTGACCTTTGAATTTATCGAGGATCTTTGACCAATGGCAACAATCAGAGGTGAGCAGGGCGCCGTTCAATTCGACGCCGCCGGTAGCTCTAACGCAACTATTGTGGGCACCCGCAGTTGGTCGCTAAGCATTACAAAGGAAACGCTGGACACGACCAAACACGGCGACACCGCTCGGAGTTTTATTGGCAGCCTGATTTCAGGATCTGGGACTGTTGAGCTGGTTTACGACCCAGAGGCAACAGGCCAAGCGGGATTTATTGAAGATGTGCTTACGGCTGCTGATCCATCAGACGCGACGTTTGAGCTGTTCACTACTGGCACATCAGCTGGAACTGATTCAGTGAGTTTTGCCGGCATCATTACAGACGCTGAGATTTCATCAGCTGTTGGTGATTTGGTGACCGTAAGCTGCAACTTTGTGACGAGCGGCGCCATTACCGGAAACCTTGAATAAGCTAGGCTTCTATTAAAGAAAGCCTATTCATGTCAAGAAATCGCCCGGTTGATTTGCTGGTTGGGGAATTTGACCTCAACCAGCGGCGTAAATTTGATGTCAAGAATGCAGACGGCAAGACCGTAATCAGTTTGTATTTCAAGCCGATCACAAGGGCAGACCGTAAGAAATCGCAGCAACTGGCCGGCACTGATGAAGCGTTAGATTTAAGCACTCAGATGCTGTGCCAAATGGCAGAGCTAGAAGACGGGAGCAAAGCATTTGCACCAGCTGACGCGCCAAAGCTGCAGCGGCAGTTACCTGAAAGCGTGCTAAATGATCTTGAGCTGTTCTTGTTTGGTATTGGCGAAGAGGCCAGCCTTGAAGACGCAAAAAACGACTGAAGCAGGATGGGTGGCTCTTTTTTGAGTTCCACCTGGCCTGCGAATTAAGCATGACTGTTAGCAGACTGCGGACAGAGCTGACCGATGCTGAGATGGTGCATTTTGCGGCGTATTACGAGCTAAAGGCAGAGAAAGAGCAGGAAGCAATGGACCGCGCAAAAAGAGGAGGCCGGTAGAATAGGGCCATGGCTGAGTCGATCGTCAAGCTTATTGTTGATGCCACGCAGGGCATCAGATCGCTTGGGCGGTTCAAAAAAGCAACGGCGGAAGCAGCCAAAAAAACAGAGCTGTTGCAAAAGGCCGTTAGGGCTCAAGCGAGAGCTACGACATTCGCAAAGCAAAAGGTTGCAGAATTTGGCAATGCCGCCAAAGCCGCTTTTGGCAAGGCGGAAAAGGCTGCGCAGAAATACCAATCAAAGCTTGGCGGATTAAAAGGCGCGATCGTGTCGCTCGGCGTGGCAGCGCTAACAAAGCGAATGATTGGGCAGGCAGCAAGCTTCGCCCAGACACAAGTAAGGCTGAAGGCGCTGTCAACGGAATATGGCGAGTTCGGGCAAATCCAGCAGCTAGTAAAAGATAACGCCAAAACGTTTAATCAGTCTCAGGCTGAGTCAGCTAGCAACTTTTCAGACGTTTACGCAAGGTTAAGGCCGCTAGGGACTTCGCTTGAAGATATTCAAACGGTCTACAAAGGCTTTAATGCAACAGCATTGGCAAGCGGCACTAGCGCGGCGGCAGCGAGCGGGGCGTTTCTTCAGTTAAGCCAAGCGCTTGGCAGCGGCAGACTTCAAGGCGATGAATTTAGGTCAATTGCGGAGCAAGTGCCAGGCATTTTAAGGCTGGTTTCTGATGAAATGGGCGTCACTGTTGGAGAGCTGAAACAGCTTGGAAGTGATGGCAAGATCACGTCAGACATTCTGATCAATTCTTTGGCGAAAGGATTTGAAGAGAATAAAGACAAAATTCAAGCATTATTGGCTGAATCTCCGGCCCAAAAATTCAAGGAATTCAGCAATGCTACCAGCGAACTAAGTAACGCAATTGGAACTGAATTGCTACCAGTTGTGACGCCAGTAGTGCAAGAGCTGACCAAACTGCTTAAGGCTGCTGGCGATTTGCCAGGCCCAATTAAGACAGCCGGGGCAGCTTTAATCGGCTTGTCAGCGGTAGTCCTTGCGCTGGCATCGCCTGTTGGCGCTCTTGTAAAAGGAATTGCAGCATTTGCACCAGCAGCGACAGCAGGGGCAGGAGCTGCGAAGCTTTTGGCAGGTGCGATGGTGATACTTAAGGGAGCAATGCTGGCGTTGCCGTGGGTGGCAGCAGCCGCAGCTGTTGGGGGGCTGATAGCTCTAACCGTAAATTATTACAAAGAGCAAAACAAGTTAAACAGAATCATTGAAGGTGGCGCTACTTCCGTCAATGAGATGAAAACAGCGCTTGACTCTAAGTCAAAAGCGCTTGCAGAAGCAGAAGCAAAACTTAGCAAGCTTGAAAGGACTGGGATATCAAATTCACGATCAGTAAATGCTCAAAAGAAAAAAGTAAGAGAGCTGAAAGAAGAACTTGAAGGTATAAAAGGCGTTTATGACGCAGAGATAAGAATAAGAACAATTTTTGAAGGCATGGGCCTTGACCCCTCTGCCCTTGATAGAGGCGTTTACGGTCCTGGCTTGCCAGAACTGCCTAAGCCCAAGCCAACAAAGCCGCCAGCGTCAACCGGCACCGGCGGCACAGCGAAAGGCCCGGAAGACATCTCAAGTGAGATGCAGGCGCTACTGCTTAAAGAACAAGAGCTCAGATTTTCTAATGACGAGCTAGCTCAAAGTAAAATACAAAAAGAAATAGAAATCCAGCGGATACTAGAATCTCAGTTGCAGCCACGAGAGAAAAATATTGCGTTAATCAAAGCGCAAAACGATGAACTTTTTAGGACTTCAAGCATCTTTAGCGAAAACTTCAAAAAAGCCGTTGAAGTGGACGATCAAATTAAAAAAACTGCGATCAATGCAGTAAAAGCCGCGATCTCTCAGGCAGCAGAAATTGACGCACAAATCGAAGCGCAAGGCGAAAAGATGAATGCGCTTTATGCTTCAATCGGCCAGACAATTTCAACCGGCATTGTTGATAGCTTGACTGCTGCTGTTGATGGCACCAAGTCGCTGGCAGAGGTTGCGTCAAATACTCTCAGAAGCCTTGCCAACATCATGCTCAAGTTTGGTCTTCAAACGTTCCTTGGTGGTCTTGGCGGAGGTGACCCCAGCAGCATTTTCACCAAGCTCTTTGGTGGAGGCAGGGCCAGCGGTGGCAGCGTTGCTGGCGGCAAGTCTTACATAGTGGGCGAAAGAGGGCCAGAAATCTTCAGTCCGGGGCGTAGCGGCAGTATCGCGCCAAACGGCGCAATGGGTGGCGTTAATGTTGGGACGATCAACATTCAGGTTGAAAACACAGGCGATCAGTTGAACCCTGCAGCACAAAAGCGGCTAGCTGGTCAGGTTCAAGGTATCGTGTTATCAACGCTGGCTAATGAGCGCCGCAGCGGAGGAATACTTTGATGGCGTACATCCAATTTAATGACATACCGCTTGATCCATCGCTTACTCAAGAGCGTTCACAGCGTGTTCAGCGTGCTCAATTTGGCGATGGTTACAGCCAGGTTCTGACGGATGGCTTGAATGCAGAGCAGGAAAAATGGCAGTGTCAGACGACTCCTCTGACCTATCCAGAAATTAACTCTATTGAAAGTTTTTTGTTGGAACAAAAGGGGCAAGCAATCCTCTGGACCCCACCGTTCAGTACCAAAACATTTTCTAAGCCGTTTGCTTCTGGCCAACTCAAGCTTGGCTATACAAATTTAAGTGATTTGACTTTGACTGGATATACAAGGCCAACTAATTACACGGCCAATCTTGTAACGGGTGTTCTAACGTCTGTTGACATTGCTGATGGAACGGCAATTCCAATTTCGCTGACACTTGCCGCTAAGAATTTTCTATTGTCTGATGGCTGGACAATTAACACCTTGAGTTCAGCTTATGCTCGATTGTCGTTTAGCTTGACGAGGGTTTATGTATGACGCAAACGCCTCCTAACGCTGAAGTTTTTAAGCCAGAGCTGCCGCAGATTATTGATCTGTTTACGCTCGACATTACAGCAATTTTGCCTTCTGGCTCGTCAGACCAAGCGATTTATAGGTTTGCAAATTGGTCACAAGTTAATGGCGCTGATGTTGTTTATCAAACGAACACTTATACGGCGTTGCCTCTAGAGGCATCAGGGTTTGAGCTAAACACCAAAGGGCAGTTGGCGCGTCCAAGCTTGACGTTTGCAAACGTAGGTCTTGGCATTACCGCTTTGACCAACACTTATGAAGATCTGGTTGGCGCAACGGTCCAGAGGATTCGCACGTTAACGACTTACCTTGACGGTGCTGAAGCTGCTGATCCAAACGCTTATTGGGGACCAGACGAGTGGGTTGTTGAGCAAAAAAGCAGCGAGACTAAGCTAGCGGTATCTTTTCAGCTAACAATTCCGTTTGATCTTGAAGGGCGTTCGTTGCCTGGTCGTAGGCTATTGCGTGAGCAATGTCAGTGGAGATATAGGAGCAATATTGGTTGTCATTACGATGGGACTGATTATTTTAATGCTAATGATCAAAGTGTTGCCAGTCTTAGCAATGATGTTTGCGGAAAACGTTTAACCAGTTGTCAACTAAGGTTTGGTAATACGTCAAGGCTGCCATTTGGTGGCTTTCCTGGTCTTACGGACGCAATGGGCTAAACGATGCTTTCTCAGTACAACAATCCGATTACGGGCGAACAGCAAGCAAGCATTCGTGCTTATGCAGAAGCCGCTCATCCTGTTGAGGCTTGTGGCTTTGTGCTTGCTGATGGAACGGTTGTCGAATGCACCAACACCGCAACACAGCCTGACACGTTCGTTATCAGTGCAGAAGAGACGGCTTTGTACTTGGATGATGCCGTTGCTTCATGGCATAGCCATGCAGATTACGCGGACATGAGCTTTGCGGACATCAATGCAGCTAAAGCATTGAATTTGCCTTATGTGGTTTTTAACTGTGCCAGCACAGAGTTTTATTACTTTGATCCGCGCCAATCAGCAGGCTTAGTGGGGCGTCCGTGGATGTATGGCGGTTATGACTGCTATTCAGCGGTTCGTGACTGGTACGCGCAACAGATGGGCGTTGAGATGGCTGATTATGAGCGTCTGTACGAGGGCGAATGGGCGCAACGTGGCTTCACGCATTTCGAGGACAACTTTGCGGCTGAAGGCTTCATCAGGATCCCTAGGACAGTTGATCTGGAGCGTGGGGATGTGCTGCTGTTCCGGATAAGGAATGACCACACCTGTAACCACGTTGCTGTGATTGAGGACGTAGAGGCCAATCAGATTTACCAGCACTTGGTTGACCGAGACTCAGCGATAATGGCTTACAGCGGCTATTTCCGCGATAATACGTTCATGGTTCTGAGGCGCGACGGCTAATGGTGACCATTCGATTGTTAGGTGAAGCTGGCCGACGTTACGGACGTAGGTTTCAGCTTGCTGTAAAGACACCTGCTGAGGCTTTAAGAGCATTGTGTTTGCAGATCCCTGGTCTTAGGCAGTATTTGCTGGAGTCAGGCGATAAGGGGATTGATTGGCGCGTTGTGACTGATCACGCGGAAGGTCTTGATGAAGATCAGATGTTGTGGCCGCTGAGTAAGAGGCTGGTGCTAGCTCCGTTACCTGCTGGTCGTGGTGGAGTGGGCAAGATTATTGCTGGTGTGGCGTTGGTTGCTTTTGCGATTTTGGTCCCCGGTATAGGCGCAGCAGCGGCCACTATCTTTGGCACGCAGTTTGGCGCTATTTCTCTTGGTATTGGCGCGATCGGCGCTTCACTGATCTTTGGAGGCGTAGCGGACCTGTTGACGCCAACGCCGAAGATGCCCAATGTCAAAGGCGGTGGCTTGGGTGGCGGTTCTAGTGCAACTTCAGGTCGCTCTCAAGAGGAGCAGTTGAACAGCTTTGCTTTTGATAAGTCGAACGCGAATACAGTGCAGGGAGATGTGGTTCCTGTTCTTTACGGTGAGCGGATCATTGGCGCTTTGCCAGTTCTGAGCTTTGGCCTTGAATTGCAGAATTACTTGTGATGGACGATCAAACCCAAGCGCAAAACCCAGAGGTCAGTGGTGCTGGCGGTGGTGGCGGTGGTCGTAGTGCCCCTCCAACAAAACAGGTTGTCAATCAAACAGTTGTTGTTCAGAATCCATCAAGACAGCCAGTAGTTGCAGCTAATAATTTATTTTCAGTTGCTTTTGCAAAAACAGTTTATGCAACAAGCGAAGGCGTCCTTGAAGGTTTTCCTAATGGCATCAATAAGGACGTTTACCTTGACGGCGTTCCAATTCAAAACCCCAATGGAACGAATAACTTTGATGGTTTTACTCTTGACTCAAGGCTAGGCGAAGACGAAACACAAACGCCTATCAATGGATTTAGTACAACTGAAAACACTGTTGGCGTCAATGTAAACGTCACGCAGGCTTCTGGTGCGATCACAAGGGCAATTACAGATACGGACACAGAACGTTGCCGGGTAATTATTGCCCTCCCTGCTTTGCAGGCTCAAAACGAACAAAACGGTGATGTTTCTGGCACAAGCGTCAGTTTTAGGATTGAAGTCAATTCAAATGGCGGCAGTTATACAACTATCTCATCGCCAACTATTAGCGGGAAATCAAACAGCGAGTTTCAACGCGCTTATGAGTTTGACCTACCCGGCACAGGCCCTTGGAACGTACGAGTCACAAGATTGACATCTGACAGTAGTAGTAGCTTTATCCAAAACACAATTAATTGGCAGAGCTTTGTCGAAATTATTGATGAAAAGTTTGCTTATCCTAATACCGGCCTTATTGCGTTAAAGGTTGATGCAAGACAGTTCAATACGATCCCTGACGTTTCGGTTAAGCTTCGTGGCAAGCGCGTTCAAGTTCCTACTAATTACAACGCTGCCACTCGTACCTATACGGGTTTGTGGGACGGAACGTTTCAAATGGCATGGACTGATAACCCTGCCTGGATTTTCCGTGACATCGTTCTAAACGAACGCTTTGGCGTCAAGCGTTATATCAATTCTATTGCGATTGACCCTTGGTATCTTTACACCGTTTCTCAATACTGTGACGAGCTTGTTCCTAATGGCGGCGGTGGAACGGAACCTAGATTTACTTGCAATGTTTATTTGCAGAATCCAGGCTCAGTTTATCAAGTGCTTAATTCGCTTGCTTCCTGTTTTAGGGGTTTGCTTTATTACAGCGAAGGCGAGCTGTATTTAACGCAGGACCGAGAGCAAGACGTAGTTCAGCAATTTAGCGAAGCCAATGTTCTTCAAGACGTAGCAGAAAACGGAGAGGTCTCGTCACCATGTTTTAGCTATGCGGGTTCAGCTAGAGCCGCGCGTAAGACCGTAGTTTTAGCGAACTGGGATGATCCAACGCAAGTCTATTCAAGCGTCACAGAGTATCAGCAAGATGATGAGCTGCTAGACAAGTTTGGGTATAATCCTGTCGATCTTCGCTTGATTGGCGTTACCTCTCGCGGTCAAGCTTTACGCGCTGCCAAGCATACGCTTTTCAGTGACAGGTATGAAACAGAAAAGGTTAGCTTTCGTGTTGGAGCGGAAGGCATTGCGGCTGGCGTTGGCGAGATTATCAAGATTGCTGACCCATTGAAGCAAGGTCAACGTTTGGGCGGTCGAATCATAGCTGTTGACGGAAACTTCATTACTGTTGATGCAGTTTTAACGCTATCGCCTGGAACTGACTACACGCTGACTGTTGTAATCCCTGGAGGGGATACAACTACAAATCCCGATAACTCAATCAAGGTAAGTCCAAAGCTAGAGGTTTTAACTGTTGTCAGCTCTAGCGATATTGGCTTCCAAACTTTTGACGAGGGTAATATTTTAACTGAAGACTCGGACGAAGTAATAACGCAAAGTGCTGATAATTTAATCGCTCGATATGCTTCAAGTGACGCAACTACAACTATGTTTGAAGTGAGTTCAGCGGTGGCAACGCAAAACGGTGCGTTATGGGTTCTTGAGTGGACCTCAATGAAGGCTGCAACTTATCGGATCATCTCGATTTCAGAAGTTGAGTCTTTGATTTATCAAGTTGAAGCCATTCAATATAACAGCAG